GGAAGCTGGCCTTTATTCCGCTCTCATTACTGCTTAAGCAAAAAACCACCCAAACCATTACATCACTAACCGATGATGTGGACAGCGGGTTTCTTGAGAGGCATGACGTGCCAAGCTTTTACAGTACAGATGCTGATGGAGCGGTCATTTCTGGCAACAAGGCAAAACTGCGAGCGTTGAGATATCAGCCGGGAACCAGCGAGATGGCGCTGAGGAATATGACGTCCTGTTTGGTGCACGCTCGAACTGCAAAAATTAAATACAACATCAACACCGCCGCGGGCGACCTTGTTAATATCCGGGGGTCTCAAACTCCGTTAGCTGTCATTACGTCGGCAACAGTCTTTTCTGCCGGAACAGATGGTGATCCGCAGCAACAATTTACGAAGGTGTGGCTGGGGAGGTTAGAGCGATGAGCGCTATCGGTAGCGGGCTGTTGGCTGGTAAGTTCCCGGCGGTTGTCTCTTCTTACAGCTCCGCAACCAGGACGTGCGAAATCACTATTGCCGGACAAACAGATGGGGCTGAATCAAAGCTGATAGCTGAAATTGAATACCCGATAGGCGACAAGTCACGGCATGCCACAAAAACAGAAATAGAAATACTTCCCGGTGATTTGGTGTGGATTGAATTTATTCAGGGAGATCCACGTTACCCGCTCATCACTGGATGGCGAAATCCAACCAAAGGCAATTCTAGCGGCTGGCGCCGCTGGCATCATGCCAATATCGAACTACTGGCCGATGAGCAGGTACGAATAGAGTCTGGCGGGTCTATACACATCGGCGCGACCGAAAAGATAACCTTGGAGGTTGGCGGGACAACACTGACGCTAACAGCAGATCAAATAAAAGCAATTGCCAGTGCAATCCACATTAATTAAACGAAGGGGTGATCATGCCAAACTTACAGTTCTCTTTTGAAGACTTGAGCGCAAAAGATAAAGCAGCTCAAAAGGTGATCAAGTTATTTAAAAAGTCAGACGCCAATGTGGCTCAGATTGATATTAATCCAACCATCAAAAAGACCAGTGGGATCGCTTATCGCGAAATGAGCCTGACATTTGTCGATAGTCAGGTTGTAGTTATGCGGATCAAGGAGACGGGCGATATCTACCAAGTGCTGATTAACCGCAAGGAGATCCCCATTAAAAACCAAAGCGATCAGGATAAGGCGGTTATTGAGATTGCACAGGCGATGAACCGAGGTCGTGCTGCATTTCAAAAGAAAATGGCACAAACCAAAGCGATACTCCCATCCAGCATGAAGACGGCTGCGCCAAAGATTGAATCAGCGCTGACAGAATACCGGGATTCATTGAAAGCAGAAATTGAATTAGTAAAAGCTGATCTGAGTGAGCTTGGTGTCAAGTAAGAGCTACACCATCACATGGTTGCCACTGCCTGGCCCGCTGTTTTCAAAACCAGAAACAGCTACTGGAATAGATTACATCATTCTATGCCAGATAGTGGCGTTACCGCCAGATCCATTGTCGCTAACACCAGTCGAACCGGTACCGGTGGTAGAATCGTATTCCATAGCCACATCACCTGAGCCTCCATCGGGGATATTAACGATAATGGCCAGTGCCGCTACTGGCGTGCATGTTTCAGCGGAAAAGCTGTCAGGATTGTTTGGTATTGAGTTTATAGACTATCTGCAGAATAAGGTGATAGCGCGAATAGCTGACTGGAATGATCTTCCTGCCGAGGCAGAAGAAATTGTTGAGTTTAGACCTAGTAGTGAGCAATTCAAGCAGTACACCATGACTATAACAGCCGAGCTTTCCAATAAAACGACGGAGAGTGCAGGTTACACCATGACCATTACCCAGGAATGGACAGCCGGGAGAGACCGGTTAAGGAAGGAGATTAATGCCCGCAGCAGCAAGATTGGGGGATAGCTGTACTGGTCACGGCTCATGGCCGCCACGCAGCAACACGTCAGGATCTGGCGATGTGTTTATTAATAACAAGCCAGCGCATAGACAAGGAGATGGTTGGGCTGTGCACTGCAATGATACGCCGGTTTGTCACGCTGGAACGCTTGCCTCTGGATCTGGAACGGTATTCATAAATGGCAAGCAGGCAGGCCGCGTTGGTGATCCGGTTGATTGTGGCTCAGCGGTAGCTTCTGGCTCTCCAAACGTGTTTATTGGCGGATAAAATGCGATTTTCCGTTGGCTTATGCGGCGATAAGCAGATCGGATTTATTATTCCAGCACTGTGCCTGGGTAGCTACCTTTGTGCCGGGAAATCAATGGCTGCCGGACTTGCTAGCTGTATTGAGCTTGAGATCGGTCAAGCCATGCTATCTATGGCAGAACTTGAGATCGCCGGCCTAGTTGACTTTGGTGTTAATACCTATCAAGGCAGCGAGGATTATCTTGGCTACAAAAAATGGATATCAGTAGAAATCGACATATAAAGTCATTAATTCAAAAGGAAAACCACGCGAATTAACCTTTGTTTTGGACCGTAAGATGACTGCTACAGCGGTGTTTTACCCCAAATAAAGGATGTTTACATGAACAAGCCCGTATCCTGGACAAAACAGGACACACCTGTCGGGTTAAGCCTAGACCAGTTGCTATACCGAATTCGTCAACGAGACGGGGCGGAAGGCTTAATTTTTGATAGCGTCACCATGGATGACTTATTGAATGAAGACGGCGTTCAGCTGTTTGCTTTTGATGCATTAGTCACCCCATTCTCCTCTCTTGGGCGAAAAATATCCGCCATGCAGCGAGTTATGGATATTGCCACCGGTGGCTTAAATGTCATTAGCTCTCAAATATCCGATCCATTCAAGCGCAATGGTGTGGCACAGGTGGTGGCCTTATTTGAGATTAGTGATGGTCAAACTGTATCTGTTTATTTTCATAACCCAGATTCAAGCCCAGAGCGACTAGCTCCAACAGATGAGATGATCAGTTGGAAATGGCTGCTCAATAAAAAAGATATCACGATTGTTGTGGCGCCCGAACGCGGCAGTGACCTTGCCATCCGAGAGGTGGCGCGCCGAATCATGAAGTTGGCCGAAAGAAATAGCGCCGCATTCTCCAGAGCCAATGCTAAGCGCGCAGAGCGAATGAGTGCAATTAGCAACCTAAAGGCGGAAATAGCAACGCTTGAGCATGATCTTGGTGCGCTAAAGGATAAGCGAGATATCGCAAAAATGGAGGCAGAAAGTCGCGCGCTCCAGAAGGCCAATGAATTAACGCCAGAGCAGGGGCTGATTGAGCTGGCAAAAATAAGAAAATTCCTAAGTCGAAGCCAGTATCGAGCAATGTCTCTAGCCATGAAAGGTGAAGACGGTTCATTTTTTATTGATAAAGCCAAGGCGCTAGCAGCGCTTATCAATGGTATGGCTGTTACCTACGAGCAAGATGGCAAGGGTGATGATGCTGTTGCCTATCTTCATTACTTTCAAGGCGCTGGTGACTGGTTTATTACCGAAAAAGATATTGATGGCGGTACACCCCAAGCATTTGGATTTGCCAATCTTGGTCATGGTGGTGAGCTTGGCTATATCAGTATCGATGAACTTGTGAAAAACAATGTCGAACTTGATCTGCATTTTATGCCAACGAGACTTGGCGACGTTTCCGGCAGTGATCGGGGAGGAGCTGCAACAGAAGAGAAATCCGATGTAAGCAATGACGCCAATCAGGGGCCGGCTACTCAGTCAGAACTTGAGCAGGCGAGAGAGCTTACGGATACCAATCCAACAGAGCAGCAAAAGTCAGATGGTAATTACCAGACTGGTGAAATCAGTATGTTTGGTCTTAATTTGGCGATTGAAAACCCTAAAGGCTCAGTGAGATCAGGGAAGGATAATCTTGGCGAAGAATGGTCAATCACCATGTTGAATGACTACGGACACATCAAAGGAACAACCGGCGCTGACGGCGATGAAGTGGACATCTTTATTGGCCCAAACCTGAGTAGCGAGCTGGTGTTCGTTATCAACCAAATGTCAGTCGATGGCTCGTTTGATGAGCACAAGGTAATGCTTGGTTTCGATGACGCTGAGTCAGCAAAGATGGGTTATCTATCTAATTATAAAGCGGGCTGGAGTGGGATGGGCGACGTTCAGGAGATGAGCGTGGATGAATTCAAGCTCTTTCTTGATAAGCAAGCGTCACAATCGATAGCGGGGCCGGAGGTGTCTAATGGCGAAACCGACATCATTGGCGCTGAATTTGACCCAACAACTGAATCCGGCTACGCCCAGGTCGGTGATGATGAAGAAATGCAGCTGAAATATCAGGATCGCTTGGATTCTTTTTTTCAGTCTCGCGTTATTTCTGTCAGGAATGCTTTGCGTGATCTCGGGTGGGATGGCGATCAGCATGGCGAGTTATCGAAGAATGGCCATGCGCTGATCGTTAAGCCAAAGATGGTTGGGGCTGGCGCAAATATGGTTGGCGCCTCATATGAAGTTAAGGGGGAGAAATATTTGTTTATGTCGGACAGATTAACAATGACTCCAGAAGCACTGGCTCAGCGGATCGACTCGTCACTACCAGAGAAAACCACGGAAGAATTACCAGCTGACAGCGGTGCGGTATTGATGCCGAAAAGCGAAACTGATCAGCATAATCAAAATAATTCACGCTCATCTGATCTCGCATTTCTTAGTGAAATCATCGCTGGAACTGTTGATGACATTCTGTCGCCGGAGCTGGGCGACGAGATGGCGGCAATTTTTGAGCGCAATGTCGATGACGCAGAGATTGAGTCATTGCTTGAGCAGGCAATTGCCGCTTATCAGAAAGCAATGGAACAAGCCACCGCAGCGCTGTAATGGGGATAAATGTAATGAAAATTTTGTTTGATGACGCAACCAGCGCTAGCGCAAAAGGTATGTTGGCAAAGTTAAGGCTTGTCAGTTCATTGGCTCGGGTAAGAAAAGAATTGATATCGTTGCCGGGCGGCCCGGCATCAATGATGCTGCGACTCAATCTTGTAAAAAGAGCTAACCAGATCCGCATTGACTTAAAGCGTCAGCGATAGCGGTGCAGGGTATGTCGCCACTGCAGATCAATGACGCACCAAGCGAACCCATTATTGGCGCAAGAGTCAATACAGCTAAACACTATCAATTTCACGAAACGCGTACCAAAGGGCAACGGAAGAAAGCCAATGATGCTGCTGTGTCCTTACTTAACCAGGTTAAATCGGGTCAGCTATCACGCAATCAGCTGTCTGATGAGGATTTAACTGTTCTGGCTGGATATAGCGGGAATGGTGGCTCGCTGGTTGGTGTTGATGGAAAGAAAGGCTCTGCATACGAGTATTACACGCCAAAACCAATTGCCGAGGGTGTGTGGGCTGCCTTGGCGGAGATGGGCTTTTCTGGCGGAAAAGTATTAGATCCTTGCTCTGGTACCGGTGTTTTTAGCGCCACAGCACCAAAGAACTCAGTTATTGATGCTGTTGAACTGGACGAGACATCTGGCTCAATAAACTCATTGATCAATGATGGCGATTGTTACTCCACGACCATTTCACCATTCGAGGCGGTAGCGGCATCGACACCGGATGAGGTGTTTGATGCGGTAGTGACTAATGTCCCGTTCGGTAGTTTAGCGGATCGTGGTGGGAATCAGCTGCTCGATGGTAAGTACCAGAAGGAAACACTGGAAAGCTACTTCATTCTTCGCTCACTGGATAAGCTAAAGCCAGGCGGGTTGGCGGCGTTTGTTGTCCCTCCTCGCTGCACTTCTGGTCGCGGTGCCGCAGAAATGAAATTAAGACAGCGGGCCAGCCTTAAAGCTGATTTTGTCGGAGCGTACAGACTGCCGAATTCCGTTTTTGGCGCGGCAGATGCAGATACCATTACTGATGTTATTTTCTTCAGAAAATACTCTCATGATGCCGCTGAAAAAATAGCCGAATTGAAAGAGCAGTCACCGGAAACACTAAGTGATGCTTTGGTGTTATGGGATACATTTATTGATGGTCGTTACTTCAGTGAGGATGGGAAGCGGTTTGTTCTTGGTGAGTTTGTACCTAAAGATCCGGACAAATTTCGCGATGTAGATCGGGTAAAAAATCCAGCTAGCATTCAAGACGTCGCCAAATTACTGCGTAAGCTGCCGGATAGTCGTGTTAACTGGAAGTTGCTTGATGCAAAAGAGACGGACATCATTTTATATGGCGAAGGCGATACGATAACCAAGGATGGCCAGACTCTGCAAATGCACAGCGGAAGCTGGGTTGTTATGGCTAAGAATGATAATGATCGCAGTGCCATGCAGTTGCTTGCCAAATGTAAGGATGCCTACACCGCTTTTTATTCCGGCGTGCCGTATGAGGATGCTAAGTCCCTGGTCGATTATATGCGCGGCACATCTCAAGCAATGAATATTCCAGCCTGGCTTTCATCGGCAATGACAGAACTCAACAAGTTAAATACTAATGAGGATCGCCTAAAAGCATGGCGTGCCGGTATTGTTGGCTTGGCGATGGTTCAGGTGCTTGATGAGAATGGCCGCTCCAGCGGGACTAACTTCTTGGGTGAGTATGGATCGCTGAGCGACGCGATAAAGAAAGTATCGCCATCAGCCAAGCGGCTGCCTAGTGGGATTGGATCTGAATTCAAGCGTGGGTTGGGTGAAATGGCGTCTCACTACGACAGAAAGCGTGGATTTAGTGCGGTGTGGCGCGGTGACGTGCAGGCAAGCCATACTATCGATATATCAGTAACGGGGGGTTTTGAAGGCTTAATTTACCAAGAAAAATCAAATTGGATTGCTATGCCAAAGGCCAAGGAGGTGCTTGGCGTCGAATTTGATCCGATCAGCTCTGATGAGTGGTGCATTTCCGCTGATGGTTCAATGGTCTCCCGCGCAGATGATTACTACGTTGGCAGCTATGGCGCCTATCTATTGACGATTGATAGCCAGATCGCTAGTGCAACCAATGACCAGATCAAACAAAAGTTGATGCGACAGCGCATGGTTGCTAGTCAGCGAGTGGATAAAGTAGATGTATCTAAAATTAGCTTCAACTTGTTCAGCCCATACGTCACCATCGAGCAGAAGGCTGAATTCCTACGTCGATTTGTTCACCCTAGTGCCGTCGTGGCCTTCGATGAAAAGACCAGTGACCAGCAAATTGAATTTGATATTCCTGGCAGCAAGCTGACTGACAAAGAAAAACTGATCAAGCGAGTCGGTGTTTACCTAAAAAATGGCACTATTACCTTGGGTGGTGCAAAGTTATCTACTACCGATGAAGCGGCAATAAAAGAGCTTCGAAATATTATCAACCAGGCGAACGAGCAATTTAATAGCTGGGCTCGTGGCAATAAGGCTGTTACTGATCTGCTTGAAGCAAAAACAAGCGATCCGGCGCGACTTCGCTTTACGCAGGTGGAAGACGAGAGCCCACTCCCAATACCGGGTATGAACCCAGCACTGATATTGCACGGATATCAAAACTCATATGTTCGCCAGAAAGGACGGGATTTTTCTGGCATCAACGGGTTTGATGTTGGTCTCGGTAAGACGTTCACGGCCCTTGCCTGTGTGCAATACGTTCAATCTATCGGCGTTAAGAAAAAGACGCTATTTGTGGTGCCAAACTCCGTACTGTCAAATTGGCTAAATGAATGTAAAAAAGCCTACCAATCGATAGATGATTGCTTGTTTGTTGGGTTGCGCGAGGATGGTGATGGCGGTTACGGCGTAAGTTCATCAAACTATGATGAAGACCTTGTCCGCTCCATGGAAAATCGGCACGCTAAAATATTCGTTACTATGGAGGCATTTGAGCGTATCAGGCTAAAGGACGATACCATTTCATCCTATGAGTCATTTATGCGGAGTGTCGATGCGTCATTTGCCGAAAGTGAAGATAAAAAGGCAGATGAACGTAAAAAAGGAAAGGCAAGGACCTTGCTATCAGTTCTGGGAGATAAGACAGGATCAGCGCCATACCTTGAGGATATGGGGATTGATTCAATCGTGATCGATGAAGGCCATTGCTTTAAAAACTCAGCTGAGACGGTAGATTTTAGCGGCGGAAAATACCTGTCTCTTAGTCAGTCTTCACGACGCGGTGTCGATGCTCAGGCAAAAGCATGGTATGTGCGTGGGCAGTCAGCGCTATCCGATGGCGTTCTACTACTGACTGCAACGCCAATAACGAATAGCCCGCTAGAAATTTACGCCATGATGTCCCTGGCTTCAGGTCATGATCGCGTAAACGACATGTTTGCCGGTACATCCGGTTCAGATGGCTTCATGAATGCAATCTGCCAGATTGAGAATGAGGATGACGAAACTATTGATGGAGAATCACGCTCAATCAATGTGTTTAAAGGTCTTAATAACGTTGAAATGCTCCGTAGCTCATTGCGCACGGTAGCGACAATCAAGAGTGCAAAGGATGTCGGCGGGCAAATAAGAATCCCCGAATCACCAGAAGTGTCATCGCCGATTGTGCTGCCGAGTGATACGCGGCAACAACTGGAAGATTACAAGCAGGCGTATCGCTTTGCCGCCGATACCGTAGCGGAAAGATCGCAGATACGGGGTGATGCGGAAGCCTACGAGCGGGTAATGGCAAAATTTGGTGAACCAATGCAGCTGATGGCGCACCCATTTAACTTGATCAACAAAATGACCATGCTCATCGCGGATCCAGATCTTGATAATCGAGTGTCACGCTATCGCGTAAGTGACATGGGGAAATCCAGCGAGTTAGTTTCCCTGTGGAATGAAAAAAAATACAGCGAAGAGAGAACAAGACCAGGTCCAAACTGCACTGAGTCTCAAGCCATCAGCAAAAAGACGCGGTACGATGCGTCTGGTGAAGTGATTGGTTATACCTACAAAATGCCGGTAAAGGCTTGGATAGAAGGGGAGTTCATAACCATTGACTCAGTATCTCCGGATATTCAGGATAAATTTGAAGCGCTGGCAGAAAAAACAGGTCTCGATTTAGATGTTGATGTACCACCGAAGCTAGCTGCAATGCTGGAGAACTTCCAGGCAGAAGCAGCAACACCAAGGGGCATTGATGACAAGGGAAATAAGATACCTTATGCCAAGCAGATCATATTCTGTGACCTGATTAGCTCTCATAACAAAATCAAGCGGCTGCTTGCTAAGCGAGCCGGCGTTCCATCGTCATCAATTGCCATTATTACAGGTCAGCGTAACAGTGCGCCGGATGAGATACAGGGTATTCAGGATGGATTTAATGCCTTTGGCGAAGATAACAAATACCGCGTGATCATTGCCAACGAAAAAGGCGAGGTTGGTCTTAACCTACAAAAAGGGACGCAGGCAATACATCACCTTACCATTGGGTGGACCCCGGATAGCCTTACCCAGCGAAATGGTCGCAGTGTTCGACAGGGCAATAAGACGGGCTCAGTTACCGTTTATCACTATGATGCCGACGGCACATTTGACTCAGCAAAGCGATCGCTGGTTAACAGTAAAGCTGACTGGATCAGCTCACTAATGAGCAATGACGTTGGCAGTACACTGGCTATCACCGGTGGGATGAGTCGCGAACAGATGGAGGCACTGATTGACGCAATTGGTGACTCTGACGCCATTTCTAAGTTGCAGGAGTCAATGGCAAACAAAGAGGCTTCACGTAGAGCCGCCAGTAATCGTGAGCGTCAGCTTATCAATCTGAATACCATTGAGCGACAGAATGCATTTCTGTCTGAGAATGATTCATCAGCTGCGTGGATAGCCTCAAGATTTGGGCCATTAATGGCTGTTATGGGTCAGGTGCAGCAGCTAAGAGGCCGACTAGCCAATCCAAAGATGTCAGAAACGGCAAGAGTCAAAAATGAGGCTGTACTTTCTGAGCTTGAGGCAAAACTTCGCGGCATTGAAAGTCAAATCAATGAAGCGGCCACGATAAAGCTGGCGAATGGAGATGTGATTGAACCGCAATCTGTCGTGCGGAGCTTTATCGAAAAAGCAAAACGAGGCGAAAACAGAGCCGCAGATCTAATCAAGTCACTCCGCAGCAATCGCCTCGGATGGAGCAGCATAGGTATTGATGTCAACGAAGGGTCTGATCTTGTCACTGAATGGCAGTCAGAAACAGAGATGGCTGAATCAATGCGCAAGCAGGCGGTGGATAATTACCAGAGACAATCAGTGGTTGCTGGCTCCATGCCAGAACCAATCGCTGCGGCATTTGCATCTGGAGATGGAGCCATGATCGGTGAAGTAGCCATCATGAAGGGGTGCTTCATTAGCGGAAGGAATGATCTTTACATTGTATCTAGTGCATTAACAGCGAGATGCCTATCTGGTTTTGTAGAAAAAGAGGTCGCGCTGTCACGAATAGTCCCACTGCAGAACGAGGTAGTGTATCCAGGTACGGCAGAGTATGAGTCGGCACTTACACAATCCGCCGCCGCGGAGGACGCCTGCGAGCGGAATGGTCAGGCCACGAAATGGTATAGCGAGGTTTGCCCTGATGTTGCTACGCGACGAGAAACGGAAGTAATGGTCTCATATCATGCATACAGCCATGAATTGCCATCACCATACTTCCCTATTGCCATAATGCCATCGTCTGTTACCGATGATACACCTGTTCTATCGCGCATTATGACCGAGCAATCCGCTGTTGTTGTGCGGTGGGAGGGAAGTAAATTTGTTGTTTCTTCTCATCTTGATGTTATTGCCGGAAAGCAAGACCGCTATCAAGCCATCAAAGATTATGCAGTTGCACACAATATGAAGGCGACGCTTGCTGATTTTGGCGGATTGAAGTTTTATGCTGAGAAGCTGATACAGGAAGATATGCCATCAGGAGCGCTATTTAGTGCCGCACTAATCGGTAATTCTGCGGATGAGATCAATAATTCTGTTGCCGATTTAATTCAAGAATCAGTCCCATGGTTTGATTTTCGTGGGACCGAAATCGGATATATTGACTTCGGTAAGCGCCGTGAAATGAACATGGCTATTGAGAATGTCACGCCAAAGACGGAAGAGCTGGATATTGGAAGCGAGGTAATGATAAGCAAATCAATAGAGAGCAATGCCATTATTTATGTTGGTGGGGATACTTATCAGTGGAAGGGGCGCATTAAGGAATACGGCAAAAAATATGGTGATTATGCCAAATGGGATGGCCACAACGAAGCTTGGAAAATTCAGCACCAGGCGTGGGTGCAATTAGTTACAGACTTTCCAAAATTAGCTGAATCACTGCACCTGAAGGATGCATAAATGTTTACTGAATTTAAGTTTGATAAAGAGATGATTAAGGAGGTGGTCTTGGTAAAGGCCGCCACCCTGAAAGCTAACAAGGGGTTCTCTGATCTTGCTGGGTACGCTGTCGGTGTTATTGCGCGAAGAATTGAAAAAGACCCGCTTCGATATCGCGATTATGGGCCTTACTGGTGGGCGGTTAAGTTAGCGCTTAAAAGTTATGGAAAGGATGACTACGGCGATAGCTCTGACCCAGCGATTGCCGCTGAATATACTGGGTCTGACATTGCCGAGACGCTGGTTATGGCTGATCTGTTCAGGGATTGGCATTTAAAAACACACGCAGTTGGTAATAATCAATTTATGCTTGATTCAGATAGCGGAGATACCTATACGCTTGATGATCCTGACATGGAAGCGATCGCTTAAATAGGAAAACAGCAACATCTCAATGCCATGCCGTGACATAAAGTCATGGCATGAGTACCAATACCCCCCAAAAGCAGCGTCGCGGGTTCTTTTCTCGCTTTGGCTTATCAGCTAAAAAGTGGGAGAGTGAAAATACCCCGGCAGCGAGCGAGATAACGCAATCTGACTCCATTATGTATGGGGCCGGAACAACCACTGTTGCCAGCCTGATGTCATCGGGAAGCCGAAAAGCGCGAACCAGGCAAGCCATTTATGATCAATGGTCAATGATGGAGTCTGACCCAATTGTATCTTCATCCGTATCGCTGCTTGTTACTGCCGCTCTTGGTGGTCACGAAACAAACGGCGAGCTAGTGTTTATCGAAAAAAGCCCAAGCATTATTGATGATAAGCAGCTGTCCTACTTGGTTGATGAGATCAAGGCTGATTTGTCGGGGATATTTAACCGCATCGCCTTTCCAACCGCATACCTTGGCGCCACGTTTGGTGATGCCTATGCCAGGATTTATTCTGACGGCAATGGAGTGATTGACGTTTATAACGGCGAGTTGATTCGCCCGCCACTCGTACAGCCATTTGAGCGAGGAAGTCGAACGGTTGGTTATGCCATTTACACCGGGGAAAAAAACTTTCAACGCCTTGATGTAAAGCAAATGGCGAGAATGAAAATGCCGAGAACACAATGGGTTCCTCAGCATGGCGTATTTGAAAAATCACTTAAGTTCGCTCTTGAAGCGGACGATATCGATACATTGCCATTAATGCCATCAATGGCAGGCGGATCGCTAATTTACTCCGCTGAAGAACCGTATAACAACTTAGTTTCAAGTCTGCTTGGCTTGGTTGGCCAGCGCTGGATGGATTCTATTGATGAGCAGATGCTCACAGTCAACCTGAGTGACATGTCAACGAACCATCAGGAAAAATTCCTAGATTCTGTTGTTGCCATGTTAAAGAGATCGAAAGAGGTGGCAGAAAAGGCGGTAACGGAAGGTAAGCCAGTGATGGAGCGTATCCGCCATATTGTACCGGTGTTCAATGAAAAACAGCTGGCCACAGTGCAATCTTCCAATGGCGGACAACCGGGGCGCAGCGGCAGCATTGGTATTGAAGATGTAATGTTACACGCGAGACTTTTAGCTGGTGCGATTGGCGTTGATCTGTCTATGATTGGTTTTGCTGATCAAATGGCGGGCGGCCTTGGTGATGGAGGGTGGTTTCGCACATCCGCGCAAGTTGCCGAACGTGCTCGTATTATTCGCGTCGCGTTAGCTGATTTCTACAATCAAATTATTGATATCCACACTCTCCAGCGCTATGGCGTGGTATTTCCGCCATCGATGAGACCATGGAATATCAATTTTTATGGCTCTATATCAGCGCTTGAATCGGAACGGCAGCGCACCAGAAGTGAATCGATGAGCGTTGGATTGATGCTTGTGCAAGCCATTCAGCAAATGAAAGATCTTGGCGCAACTAAACCAGTGCTGATTAATTTCCTAACGGAAATCATGACGCTGGATGAGAAACAAGCCGAGCTTTACGCCGAGATACTGACCGCCTCGCCACCAAATGGAGGTGTCGATGAGCCTGTATAACAACATTGCAAATAGCGGATTGGCGAGCAGCTTTCTTGGTATGGTTGATTCAACCTTGAAGGGTGGTTTAGCTAGTGTCGGCAGTGAAGCGGCAAAGGCATTTGGTGGTGGTGAACTGTCCAATCGCATAGCGGATCGTGTAACTACTATAGGCGGAGCCATCGCCAGTAATGCCGTTAATAGCCATATCCCATCAAGCATGAGAAATGTAATCAATGGCGGGGCTGATGCGCTTGGCCATGTTCTCGATGGTGATATTGAAGGTGCGGCAGTTAGTTTATTTGATTCAGGATTGGCGGATGAGTTGATCGGCGGAATCATGCAATGGGCTGGCTCTCAGACCCGATATTGGTCGAAATCATCACCGTTGTATGGGGGGATTACGCCAACTGAGGCTAAAAACATCTATAGCGAGGTGATCAACACAAAGCGATCAAAGAAGAACCTGTTTCTTGTTGAGGTTAGTAGCCCATTAATGGGCGACTTTTCCAGTACGTTCAATTTGTTTTGTACCGATATTGAGCATAGCCCAATTTCGATATCAGGCGAAAAAGCCAAAGTTGGCTCTGCATTTGTGGACATCGTAAACGGTAGTGATCCTGATGAACTTAGAATTACTACTCTGGATGATAAAAAGGGCACGCTGAAGAAATGGTTTGAGCAACACGCTGCTGCTGCCGCCGCAAGGGATGGCACGGTAGGTGTTCCTGGTACATATGCAATTACCTTTACGATCAAGCATGCCTTTGTTGGTACTGCCAGTGGATTTAAGAGTAAAGGGCTATTCCGCGCTGCCAGTTATGACGTATCCCTATCCCGCCGAGAGGATGCACTCGAAGAGG